AAACTGTAAACGACCAAGGCAAAACCGTAAAGGTAATGCAGTACGTATTAACACTAACCGCCACTATTTTTGCGGGTATAATTGTCAAAACATTTTTTGACTCATAATCGGAGATAAGTAACAATGTCAAATATCAATAAAATTATGGAGGCATATTTGTCAATGGTCTCCGAAGAAAACAAAAACCTAGACCAATTAGACGAAAGCAAAAAACTACTTGACCGATATCAAGAACTCAGATCAAATGGCAAGAAAGATAGTGCTATCATCGATATCATGATGAGTGACAGTTCATTCAAACGTTTCTCTAGAGATCAAATGTCTAAGATTATCGGTGACGCATTGCGTAGTGGTAAAATTTCTAAGAAAGTTAAAGAAGACGTTGAGTTAGAAGAGAAAAAGAAACTCGACCCTGTCAACGATAAAGAGAACGATAAAGAATTTAAAGATCGTAAAGACAAAGACATCGACAACGATGGTGATGTTGATTCGTCTGATGAGTTCCTTCACAAGAAACGTGCCGCAACTGATGACGCAATCGACGGTGGTAAGAAACCTGCTAAGAAAGAAGCAGTAGAACCAGAACCAGAAGAAGACGAAGTTGCTGAACCAAAGAAGAAACCTAAAACTGGTAAGGCATCTTTAACTAAAGACATCAAACATAACTCACATACTGCTGACGCTACTGCCGAGATTTCTAAGATTGAGTCTGTGGATACTCGCGCAGCGTTTATCGAGATGTGGTCTCACATCGAAGAGGCAGTAAAGAGTAAACAAGTTCCTGATAGTGCCTCTAAACCAGAAGGTATCATGGACAAAGAATCTCCTAAGTCTAAAGAGTTCGCCAAGAAACACGATGTTGAAATGGGTAAGAAACCAGAATTGGTTGCAGATGACGAAGAAGGTCATGATATGGCAACTAAAGCAGGACGTGCCACTAAACAATCTAGTGGACGAGGTAGTGATAATCTAAGTAATGGTGACAAGTCTCCGGTTAAGGGTAAGTAATAATGCTTACCTTGTTGACTTCAACATCAACTAAGATAAAAGAATCAACTATTAGTAAGCGAACCAAGTTTCCTGATAGTAGATACTATTCAATGACTAAGGGGGATCTTATAAAGATGTGTGCCCAATTAGGTATTGAAATAAATGGTCTCACTGGCGAGACCAAAGAAATAATTATTATGCGTATACGCGAACAACGAGGATAGTAAAATGATTAAAGCTCCACATTGGTGTAAAAATGCTGAACCTACTGTAAAAGGTTGGGTTGACTCTAAATCTGGTGAGTTAATGAAGTCTCAGAAATTTACACATAAACAGGTTGCTGAATGGCATGATGCCCTTCATGGTATTGGTAACAAACATGATGTTGCCGAAGTTGTACTCAACCATGAAGATGATTTAATTGAAGATGATTATATCGAGGAAGAAGATGATGTTTAATTTTATATGTAAGTTGTTTGCTAAAAAGGAAGATTCTACTCCAGTATCTTTAACTGAGGCTCCCTCTCATAGACCTTTGGCGAAGATGACTAAACAAGAGCTTGATGACCTAGGTGCGCACCACGGTATTAAGTTAGACCGTCGTAAGAAAAAATCAGTTCTTGTACAAGAGTTACAAGACGCAGGGATTACTCACAAGTAATCTCTCCCATATGGGTTTACATTATGTTCAAGTTCTATATATTGACCAGCGGGGGTCAGCAGGCCCTTGCGCGTCAATTTGATACGTTCAAAACTACTGACGTAGTTGTCGTAATCAATACACTCGACAAAGAGTATGAAACTCGAATTTACGAGTGGTGTCAAAAACTTTCAATCGAATGCCATATAACTAAATCAGACGGTACCGCTGCTACTGGAAAGAATAGCGTTCTCAAATTATTCTTGGAATCTGATAACGAATATATGGTACATGTGGATGGAGATGATTTTATCACCCCCTACGGTAAAAATATGTACCGTACCACAGCCAATTTACCTAACCCACCTGATGTAATTGCACTGTATAATCAACTAGCGTTAGAAGTGTATCGTAAAGGTGTCTGGGATGACCAGTACGACTCTTTAACTGTCAAGACTAATGGAATGTATGTTCCTCAAGCACTCGCACCACAGTACCCACACGACTATACGACTAGTGCCCAAAGTTATGGTGACCCTGAACAGTTAACCTCAATGTATATGACACAAATACCAGATTTGGATTATCAGACAGCATCTGATTGGGGACATGCTCGGGCAGAATTGAATAAACTGTTCAACAAGTATGGTGAGAGAGATGAAGGTTTTAATAGACTTACGTTTCTTTCCCGCAAGGCAGCTGAACTGATGCATTATGACAACACATTAATAGTAGGTGAGGATACATACCAGTTCTATAAACTCAAGACACTTGCGTATGAGGGTATCTTAGATATGCGTATGCGTAATGAACGTTGGGCATTTTCCTATGTATATTTGAGTGATAGACCTAGTATAACCAAAACTTTAGATTTGGAACGTAAATTGTTTGGTATGATTGATTACTCTTGGCAACTGCCACTTCTAGAATCTCTAAATAGATTGATACCGACATTACCTGTCGATTTCTCACTACCGGAATTTTATGACCCGCACTATGAAGTTAACAAAAAATAATTTACTTATTTACGCAGCACAAAATTATCATAACCCTCAGAATATTGATGGGGAAGAATTCATGGACGACCTCAAACGGTTTAAATATGTTAAGAGGTTAGTCAATAGATATTACCAACAGAACGACCTTGCCGAACGTTTGATATTAAACCACTTGATTGTTATATTCAATGTTTTTGGCCATGACGCTGGTGTCGAAATACTCGCCATGAAGATACCATTAGAACAATGGAAAATACTAAAACCATTTCTAATATTTCTCCGCATTATTAAAAATGAAGAGATTACAGGTATTGATATGGATAAATACGTTATAGAAAAGTTAAGGGAAATACGATGGGACTCCTAAAGAAAGCCGCTGATACGGTATACACAATTAGGTTTTTACGATTGCTCGTTCAGAAGTTCGAGGATACTGGTGCCTTTAAGGCTGGTATTATTGATAAAGACGGTAATAAAAATCCAGACTTCAGTATGGACAAGATGGATGACCGCGACGCAGCACGTACGCATTACACACCATTTCATCGTCTAGTGTTTAATCTGAAGAAGATTATGGCGAAGGCGCCCGGTGGTTCATCTGCTGTTGCGCGGTATGGCGCAGCACTTGCTCTTATTAAAGAACATGGTGAATTGTCTGATAAGAATCTGGACAAGATTCATAATAGTACTGGTATAGACATTTTAGATGTTCTTGCTGAGCAGTCTCAGTGGTACGTGTTAGAAGATGGATCTATGTCGCCTGGAATATATCGCATGAATGTTGAAACTATCACAGAACATTGCGAACCAGTTCGTAAGAACGACAAGATTCGTATAGTTACAGGTGCTCCTGTCCATACTATATTAGGTATGTCTGTGTATGAGGGTGTTCACCAACGCACCAACCAACGAGTTTTAGCAACATCTATGGAATTAATTAAATGACCTCCGATTTCTTAGTAAATGATATCGTGGGACATATTGAGGGTCATTTGTCTATTACAGACAGAACCGTCGAAACTTTCACCAAAATATATGATATAATACAACCTACTCGTATATTAGAGATAGGGTTTAATGCTGGCCACAGCGCATTTATGACGTTGAATATATTACCTGAAGTTACATATCATTCTATCGATATAGGGCGGCACGCGTATACTAAAATTAATGCTGATAAACTTAAAGAGATATTTAAAGAAAGATTTGATTATCGTATATCAAATTCTCGCAATATGTCAGCGAAAAATGTAACAAAGTATGACACCATCTTTATTGATGGCGACCACAGTATTAGTGGATTGACATCTGACTTGAGACTTGCGAGTGACGCGGGAATTGAATATATATTAATTGATGATTATTCAGAAGATTGGTTTCCACAAATAGTTGAATTGACCACACACTTTCTAACCAAACCAGAATTTGGATATCATTTAGTTGACATTTTTCACTATGATTCTCGCGATGGAGATAATCCTGTTGCGTTATTAAAGAAAAATGACTCTTGAAGAGCAATCCGATAGACTACTGACATCGGAAATGGGTGCGTCCGAAGGAAGATTAATTCTTTCTGAACGCACCATTGAGACCATAAAAACCATATATAAAAAGACCAATGCTAAAAGGGTTCTAGAAATAGGGTTTAATGCGGGCCACAGTAGTTTCGGTGTGTTATCTTTAATTGACGATGTTACATACCATTCAATAGACATATGCCAATACCCTCATACAGAAGTGTGCGCAAGTAAACTATCTGATATGTTTCCAGAACGTTTTAGTTTTACTAAATTAAATTCAAAAGACCTTGACACAAACGCCATGTCGGTGTATGATATGGTCTTCGTAGATGGTGACCATCGTAAAGGGCCTGCTGCTTTAGATATACAGAAATGTAATCAAGCAGGAGTTGAGTGGATACTCATAGACGACTATGAATATATCTGGTTCCCTGAACTAACTAAACTTATCAACCACTACATTACCAGCAGCAGGTTTCCGTACTCCCTAAGTAGTATACACGAGTATGAATCGTTAGATGGTTGGACAGGTGTAGGTAAAATGGTATTACTAAAAAGAGACTCATAATGAAAACGTATAAAGAATTCATGGCAGCCTTCCACGAAGAAATTGCCAACAACACATCATCGGTAGCAGGTGCGGGAGACGATTCCAGCACAGTAGTTATGCGAAAAAAACATGACCGCAAAAAACGTCGTGATGACGCCGTTAATGTGCTACGCAGATATCTTCCCGATAATATAAAATAGTTCTTGCCATAGGTGGCAAACTACTATATAATGACTCGTGAACTTAGGGAATACCTATGAAAATAATTGAACTAGAGCATTACTCTATTGTAGTGTTCGGACTTGAAGTAACAGATAATGAATTGTCTGTGATGATAAAAGACCGTAATGAAGATAAACTTATTTACGTGGCATTAGAAGGTACGTCTACCGAGGTACTTTCGCCCAATAGATTCTTGGTGAAAAACCGTGACAGTTCCTTTGATAACCACATGATGTGGGAAGGTATGTTATCTGACGAAGATAAACAAGAATACATTATTCGTTGCGCTCAAAGATTCTATGAGACTGGTAAACAAATGGTTATCGAAGATTACGACTTCAAAGATGAAGAAGTTTTTTATGATTACAGTAATTAATATATTAATAAAAATATTGGATTGAAAATGGGAATTGAAATACAAACAGGACGAGACGACCTTTTGACCGACTATGCCGTCGGTATGCTGAAAGACTTCTATATGATAGAGGGTGAAACTTCTCCACAAGACGCATATGCCCGCGCAGCGAACGCATGGTCAGTATACCGAGGTAATATGGATGAGGGTCTTTCTGAAAGACTATATGAGTATGTGAGCAAGAAATGGTTTATGTTCGCGTCTCCGGTATTATCAAACGCACCCCAAGAAGGTAAGAAGACTAGGGGTCTGCCTATCTCTTGTTTCCTCACGTATGTACCAGACACTTTAGAGGGGTTAATTGAACATTCCTCGGAATTACGTTGGTTATCTGTGATGGGTGGTGGTGTCGGTGGACACTGGAAAGACGTACGCACTGTCTCAGACATCGCTCCAGGCCCGATTCCTTTCCTACATACAGTAGACGCGGACATGATTGCTTATCGTCAAGGTAAGACGCGTAAGGGGTCATATGCGGCATACTTAGATGTACATCATCCGGACATTATCGAGTTCTTAAACATCCGTATCCCTACGGGTGATGTTCAGCGTAAGGCGTTGAATATTCATAACGCGATTAACATTACTGATGAGTTCATGGCAGCAGTTATTAATAATAGTGATTTTGACTTACGTGACCCCAAAAATGGACATGTAAAAGATACTGTCAACGCACGAAAGTTATGGGAAAGAATACTTGAAGTCCGGTTTCGCACAGGTGAACCTTATTTAAACTTTATTGATGCCGCTAACCGTGGTCTTCCTAAAGTGATGAAACAAAAGGGTCTAAAAATACACGGTTCTAATCTATGTAACGAAATTCACCTACCAACATCTGCCGAACGTAGCGCAGTATGTTGTTTATCGTCACTCAACTTAGAATACTATGATGACTGGAAAGATACTAATATCGTGGCAGACCTTATTAATATGCTAGATAATGTAATTGATTACTTCATAGAACATGCGCCTGACCATATCTCACGTGCTCGTTTTTCCGCATCACAGGAACGTTCGTTAGGTTTAGGTGCGATGGGATTCCACTCTTTGTTACAAAAACATGGAGTCGCATGGGAATCTGACAAGGCGAAAGAGATTAACGATGTAGTATTCAAAAATATCCAAAAACAGGCTACTGCGGAATCACTTCGTTTAGGTAAGGAACGTGGAGAGGCACCAGACATGGAAGGTACTGGTATGAGGAACGCGCACTTGATTGCCATTGCGCCTAACGCATCGTCTGGTGTGATTCTATCAACCAGTCCTTCTATTGAACCACTGAAGGCCAATGCGTATACACACAGAACTCGCGCTGGTTCGTTTTTGGTTAAGAACAAGTATCTTAATCAGTTATTAACTGAAAAGGGTTTTAATAACGATTCCATATGGACTTCTATTATCACTAATAAAGGTTCTGTTCAACACTTACCGTTCTTGAACGAAGGTGAGAAGGCGGTATTTAAAACTGCTCAAGAATTAGACCAGAATTGGGTTGTACAGCACGCTGCTGACCGTCAGAAGTATATCTGTCAAGGTCAGTCGGTCAACTTGTTCTTTCCTTCTGGTACTGCTAAGAGTTATGTAAATAAAGTACACTTCAGTGCTTGGAAACTTGGTCTGAAAGGTCTATATTACTTGNGGACAGAGGCAACTTCTCGCGCTGAAACTGTATCTGATAAAGTAGAACGAGTTGCGCTNCAGGATGATAGTCGTTCATTGGTCTACGGTAAATCTGGTTGTCCATACTGTGAAATGGCTAGAGATGAGTTAACTCTGCGTGGTATTGCGTTTGACTACATCGACCTAGACTCGATTGAGAAATCTGCGGCAGATGTAACAGGTCGCGATGTTAAGACTGTCCCTCAAATATACCTAAGTGGGAAATATATCGGTGGGTATGAAGACCTAATGAAAAATCTGTCTGAGGGTGGATATGAGGAAGGTAATTCGGAGAGTGATGAATGTCGGGCTTGCGAAGGTTAGTAGTCTTTGGTGATAGTTTTGTGTCGGGGTATCGAGCAAGTCCTACCCCGAATGTCACCGAATTAAACTTTCCTTATTATTTGTCCGAGGAATTGGGAATTGAGGTTATAAATAAGGGGCAAGAGGGACGTTCCAATCTCGCAATAGCGAGTGAGGTATTATCCTTTGTGCGAGGTAAGACCAAGGAAGACTTATCCGAATTTATGTTTCTTATAGTATACAGTCAGTGGGAAAGGGACACTATAAGAAACCAATATGTCAATAATCCTAATAGTGATAATGCTCTACGGGGTAAAATAAATCATAGAAATACTGAGAATTCTAACCCACACGACATAGCAACTTTACGTGTACATACCGAATTAGCATATCTCGGAATAAAACAACTATGCGAAATGTATGATATTCCGTATAGAATGATAAACAGTTATGATTATCAACCATATCTTGATAAGTTAGATAATATTGAATGTATCAAAGCGCGTCAACTAAAAAAGGGTGCTTTGGGTATGGTAGATATTGTGGTAGGTAGTCGAGATTGGACTATGATAAACTCTAAAGGGGATGATAACTGGATAGAAAGTCGCTCCCTGAACAACACCTTGCTAGATATATGTAGTGGACAATGGTTACTTGATGAACCAAAACCATCACCATTTGAGTACTTGAATATATTGCGCTCAAAAACAAAGACTAATAAATACTTAACACCCTGTGGCCACCCTAATGTAGGTGGTAACAAAATTATCGCTAAAACTTTAGCACCATATTTAAAAGAACTTATTAAGGAATAGTATGTCACTATTAAAATTCTCCCAAACATATAAACCTTTTATGTATCCTTGGGCAGTAGACTTATCAAAGAAACATGAAGAAGTACATTGGATTGAAGACGAAGCAGAACTATCCGAGGATGTACAAGACTGGAAAACCAAACTGTCTGAAGAAGAAAAGACATTCATCACACATGTGCTACGATTATTCACGCAGTCAGACGTGCAGGTAGGGGAGAACTACCACGAACTGTTGATTCCTCGTTTTAAAAACAACGAAGTTCGAAATATGTTATCATCTTTTGCGGCACGTGAGGCTATTCACCAACGCGCATATGCTCTATTGAATGATACACTTGGTCTACCAGACGAAGACTTCCATATGTTTCTTGAATACAAAGAGATGGCTGACAAGATTAATTTCATGAAAGATGGGGAATGTAAGACCAACTCAGGACTCGCGACTGCCCTTGCTCAGTCAGTATTCAATGAGGGTATGTCAGTATTCGCATCTTTTGTAATGTTATTGAACTTCCAACGTTTCGGAAAGATGAAAGGTATGGCAACAATCGTCGAGTGGTCTATCCGTGACGAGACTTTACACGTACAAGGTAATGCGAAGTTATTCCGTGAATTCTGCGCAGAACACCCGCGTATTGTAAATGACGAATTAAAGTCCAAGATATATAAGATGGCAGAAAACGCAGTTGCGTTAGAAACTAAATTTATCGACCTAGCATTTGCGGGTAACGATGTACAAGGTCTCACGAAGAAAGAAGTTATAGACTATATTCGTCACATTGCTGACCGTCGTTTACTTCAAATCGGACTGAAACCATTATTTAATCAAAAAGACAATCCCCTACCTTGGTTGGATTGGGTACTGAACGGAGCATCACATGACAACTTCTTTGAGAAACGTGTGACTGAATACTCTGTTGTTGGTATGGAAGGCAGCGACTATGGGTGGGATGAGTTGGAACGAGAGGTAGCATAATGAATACAGAATATTCAATTGAATGTCCGATCTGTGACATCGAGACTGTTGTAGTAGTAAAGTATGAAGAAGAAATTCCTCGTCACTGTGCTATGTGCGGTTCTGATGCTGAAGCAGAATTTCAATCTGAAGAAGATTAGTAAATAGTTAAAAGCACACTAAATATTATCAAATATTAATAATTGGTGTGCTAATGAACTGGACTTACGAAGAAAAAGAATTTAACCCTGATAATGAGTTCCTTGAACCGTATCAGGGTTTTGTTTATATGATAACCGAACTTGATACTGGTAAGAAATATATCGGTAAAAAGTTTTTCTGGAAACCTAAAACACTCCCCGTCACAAAAACTCGCAAACGTAAAGTAAAGACTCGTGTCCAATCTGATTGGATGAAGTACTATGGCTCAAGCGCTGAAGTAAAACTACTCGTTGAGGAGAAAGGTTTTGATAACTTCAAACGTGAAGTGCTCAAGTTGTGCCGAACCAAGGGCGAATGCTCCTACTACGAAGCGAAACTACAGTTCCAGTATGATGTACTTCTCAGTGATGAGTTCTACAACGCATTTATAGGCTGTAAGATACACGCAAAACATTTACCTAAAGACTAATTACACTTATACTATTTGGTTATAGTGTTATGCTATTTTGTTCTATTAATAGTGTTGACTTTCGTTTCTAAAACAAGTATAATGTAGTTCTAGTGATGAGGAGGTAGTTATGAAATTCTACGGTGTTAAAGAAGCGATGGTCTCTTGGAGCGAAATACTTGTTGAGGTTATGAACAAAGAATGCGGAGAAGTTCAATACGATGGACTTGTTAGACATTACTTCGAAGTAGAGATGAANGAAGAAGANTTAGAATTCCTTCAGAAAAATTATTGGTACGANGTTCAAGTCGGACAAGAGTTACCTTGGAACCACAGAGTTACATTTGAGAAATAAGCCTTGACTTTTGTTTTCGAAAGAAGTATAATAGCTACCTAATTGATTGAGAGAGAATACATTATGATGATTGATAGACATGAACAAATTTTCGTCGGTTTCCTAAACCGTGTGTATTGCGGTGAATTAGAAAATGAACAATTAGAGTTCGAGGTTAACATCCTACGTACTTGTGAAAATCGTATCGCCTACTTAAAAGCAAGACGCATTGGTGCGACTTTAGTATTGAATCGTGAAAAACGTAATAGAATATATGACTTATATGAGAAGGCTTACAACCACTATAATGTCGAACTCGAAATGATGGAGTTCAAAAAGTTTAATTAATTTTGAAAATAAGTGTTGACAAGTAATGAAAACATGTGATACACTAGCGGTATAAATTGAGTTGAGAGAGAATATTATGTTTTATATTGATGATTATAACCGTGAAGATATGCCGTTCGAACAAGCTAAACGTATAGTTATGGGTGGTAATGGCAACTTACTAGATTCTATGTCTAAAATGAAAGAACGTTTGTTGTCACTTCAAGACCAAGACGACTTCTACGATGACTGGTGTTATGAAATCAATGCCTACAACAAAATCTTCTCTGAAATGAAAAAACTTTTTAATTAAGGATTATATTATGAATA